CGAGGATACTATTCCGCTTAATGCGCAAATATCGGGTTTGCTTTCGATAGCTTGTGTGATTTTCGCAACATAATCATCACTAACAACATCGTCGTCATCGACAAAACAGCAATAATCCCCCTTTGCCTCTGCAATGAGCTTGTTGCGGTCGATGCCTCTATTCTCAATATCCTTATTCATTCTGTATAAAATCTCAACACCTTTATTATCAACAAATTGCTCTTGCAAATGCCGCAGCATCCGCCGAAGTAACGGCCTTCTGTTTTCACAGGAACATATCAATATACTTAAACGTTTATCAGCCATCATTCTGTCTATCCGGCAACTACCGGTTGTTGTTGTTGTTGCATCTGTTGTTGAGCCTGCTGAAGCTTAGCCTTTATTTCATCTTTATTCGGCAAATCCGTCGAATCCAAGAATATATCCGGCGGCACAAGATTGCCGTAATGCTTCATCAATTGCTCCATCTCCAAACGCCGACTCAACCTTTCCGTCGGTGCCGTAGGTGCTACCGTTACCTTTATTCCATACTCAACCGTATCCGCAGACCGAATCTCTTGAATCAATAAATCCGTAGCCTGTAACTTTATAACATCATCCCACGTCTTTTTTAGCTGCGGGTATTTTTGGGCATACATCATTGCAGCCTCGGCACCTAACTTTATCGTGCCCCTAACCCTCTGCTGGTCTTCCGGCCTCACCATATTCAAAACTTCGGGATTAAACTGCGGGATTGAAGGCCGTGGTAAATCAGTTCCGATTTGTGCAATAAAATCGTTGCCGACCTCGGTCAAATACTTCTCGTCAAGAAGACTCGACCGCTCCACTATTGCCTTTATCTCCTCGTCAGTATAAATATTGTTTTCTCTAATAATCCTTAAAAGGTCATTGCCGAGTAGCGTCAATGTGTAATAAAAATTTATAAATATCATCGTTGCACCGCTTGCGTTGCTTTGCTTTTTCAGGCTGATTGCCTTGCCCGATTCTGTTTTGCCGGTCTCATAACCCATCGTGGCATCGTCAAAACCGGAAACCCTTTTTGAGTCAAGCTCGAATTGCTGCGCCCCCATAAATAAACCCTGCGGCGGGAAATTCGGGGTAATCTTTTCAACTACACCACCGAATTTACTTATATCAATAACAACGCCATCAACCGACCCGTAATCTTCAAGCTCCCTTCTTGCCTTAGGTGGCGCCTTACCAACCATAAAGCCGGAATTGGCTGTCTGATTAAGTATCTTTATTTCCTGTGTTCGATGGATGTTTTCTTCACGATTCAAGCTGATTATGTCGTCAAGAACGCCCTGGGCATAACCCAAATCCCAAAATGCGGCGAAACGATATACCGGAATGTTTGAAAATCCCTCGCCTAAAGGCGCTATTATATCCTCAAGCATCACACCGCCGAGCATAACCGTCTTGTGTAAAATATATACGGTTTTGTAATTTGTTGTGAACCGCTTTGACTCTTTGGCGGTTGCTTTAATTCTTGTTATTTGTTTTTTGTCTGTAATTGTTTTTGTTTTGCCTGTTTGATTGTCAAATACGGCAAGACCGGCCTTAACCTCTCGCCAATAGACATACCTTACCCTCTGCCGGTATTTCGTCTTAAGTGCCTCATCTTCATAAATAGCCGTCCCCTCGACAGAACCATCACTGTCGTAAAGATTATCCACAAGTTTTTCTGCGTGCTCGTCAATCCCACTTATGCCGTAATTTTTGTTATAAACATCAATTACGTCATCACCGTATTTAGCCCTGAGTTCGTCCCTGTCGAGCCATTTTTTGACAATGACAAATTTGGCCGGCTCTCTTTTATCATTTAGGTCATACCTTTTCGTCGTTGCATCAACATCAACATCTTCAAGCGGATATGCCTCAATTACGGCCTGACCACTGGGATTCCTTGTCTTGTCTATGTCAATCCCAAGATATGATTCGGTATCGATTAAACCCCTTAGGAATGCCGCCGGATATACATAATCAACATAAGAACAATCCTGGGTGTGTTTAAGAAGCTCCGACCATACCGCCGCAGCGTGAACAGAGGCGTTTTTGCGAGGCAAGACCTCTACGGCCTGCTTCTGCTGGTCATACAGACCCATTGCAGACCGTATAATTGGCTTGCAGCGGTTTATCGTTACCGGCTCGACACCTTTGGATTTATATATGTTATACTCTTCTTCGCTCCACTGATGCGTTCCGCCCCTAAAAAAGTCCTGGTTCTGTTGAGCCCTGCTCTTTTGTCCGGAGCTTCTGTGGCTCTCCTCGGCGTCATAAATATAACCAAGACACTTTCTTCTTATTTCGTCATCATCTAATCTTTTTTGTTTTGCCATTGTTTTTTTATTAGCCCGCCCATCTCCTGATGTGGCTCGGAACGCCGAGCGCAGTGAATTCTCTTGCACCACTGCCCCGATTATTTTCTTCTTCGGACTCAACAAACTGCAACCCCCAATTTCCCATCACATAACAATCGGCCTCATCGGGCGAACAGCCTAAAGCCTCTTTGATTTTGCTTTTGTCCTCAATTTTGATTTTACCGCCCCTCACTCTATACCGGCTGGCAAAGGGTAGCTGCCTTCTTAACTCGTCGTTGTCGATTGCTTCAACTTGCAGTTTATTCATACGTTCGTAAAGATAAAAGTAAGCAGCAGCCCGCTGATTAAGGAATTTGATGTTCTTTCTCTCAAGCCGTGGACGTTCGCTCGAATTAAATAATTGAACATTGTAGCCCGCCTCATCGGCGGCCAAAATGTCGCCGACATTGTTCCCGATTGAATCTACAACAATATTCTTTGTACCGATTTCCTGGGCCATCAGCTTCGCCGCCATTGCGATTTCAGTGGCATTTCTTTTGTTTACAATAGATTTATCAGAAACAACACGGGAATTTTCAAAGCCTTTCAGTTTACAAACATCTCCCCCGAACGCAGGGTCGATTGAGACGATTTTCTTCCGCTCCCCCAAAGCTATTCTTGTGCTCTCCCAATTTATGTCGTTGAGACGTTGAATCATCTTGCTCGTTATCAGCGTCATCTCTTCTTCCGTGACCCGAGCGCATTTCATCTCCTGTTCGTACACCGCTAAAGGCATTTCATTCTTTGCGTCGGCCAATGCGCTTTTCGGGATTATGTTGGCAAGCTCCGCATCGAGCCGACTGACATACCAACCAGGCAGCATCTTTTCCGCCCTGCCACAAACCGGCAAACTGCCGCCCTCGCTCAACATACAAGCCTTGTCGAAAAGCTGCGTAGCCCAGTTATCGCCCTCCGGCGTGTAAGCAAACGCCACCCACCTTTTTACGCCCATCTTAATCTTTTCCGGCAGCAGAGGCCCTGCCATCACCGGTCTGATAATGGCCGTCCACATTTCCTGCTTTATATGTTTAGCTTCATCAAACACCACGGCAGTCCATTCAGGCCCTCGCCAGCTGTCCGGATTATCCGCACCGCCGATTTGCAGGATTGAACCGTTGGCGAACTTTATTAGCATCTTCTGCTCTGACAGCGTCCTGCCCATCTCCCTTTCGGCAGGCAAATATCTCTTCAGCATATCAGGTGAATCCCAGACGGTCTCCCTCGCCTCTTTCTGATAAGGGAACATCTGGCCGTAACTGGTCGAAGGATACCTGCAAGCCTCACGTATAAGGATATTTAGCCACAAAGTCGTCTTCCGGTGTCGCCTCGCCCACTCGGTGGCGTAGCGATTATACTTACCGGAATCAAAGGCCTCAAGAAGCTCAATCTGATGCTCGTGCAACTGGTCTATAAATGTTTCATTCGGAATCGACATAATCTTCTTGTTCTTGCTTTTCTTTGAACACAATTATTTTAGGCTTGAGGGGCTCGTCCCCCGACGTTTTGTCCAGCCGCTCTTTATAGCCGTGGTTGCTCGAAAGTATCAACTTCGTTATAGTCGAATTGTATTCACCCGTAACGCCTTTGTTTAATAACACGTAATGTTGTGCGGTCGCCAACTCTTTATAAGCTGCCATAAATTGGCTGTGTTTTGTCGCCCAGTTTCGTATCGTGTTTTGGCACACACCAACGGTCAATGCGAACCCAGGTATGCTCGGAAGTTTGTCGGGGCAATCTCGAATATAGCCCCGCAATCTGGCGGGCATATCAGGCTTATAAAGAGTTGGCCTGCCGCCGAGGTCTTTTTCTGTTTTTTCTTTTTCTTCCATTATTCTCTAATTACACCTAAACCAATAAATGCTGACATCCCCAGCCTCGTTGCCCGTTTCCCCGTCTGCGTTTTTAACCTCCGCATAAACCCACTCTTCGCCGTAAAGAACAATCTGCACAACAGCTACACCGTTATCGCCGCCTTCGTCGGCTGAATCGGTCTTTCCAGCAAACCAGTAACTTGTAACAGTAGCGGTATCGGCCCAAAATTTATTCGTTGCGGCCGCTCCAGTATGTGGATATTTGACAACCTGCTGAGTGCCCGTAGTCCAGTCTATGGTGCATATCTTTTGAGCCATACCGTTAATTTTCCGCCACACCCATATATCAGTCGTAAAAGTTTTGTTGGCCGCCGAGCCTGCACAAGCCGCCAAGCCAATCGTTACACTGGGACTTGCAGTGCCGTCGATTGTGCGAATTTGTTTTGCTGTCGCTGGTTTATTTGCAAAATCACCCGCCGTCGACCTCGTGATTGATACCGAACCTATTGCGGAATTCGGGTCTTCAGAAGCTTCGCCCCTTAACAATTCCCAGGGTTCTTGTGTTGAGCCTGGCACGGTATAGGTCGCCCCGATAACAAAAGCCACCAAAAAGCCCAAAATTATTCCAAAAATCAGTTTTTTTCGCATCTTTTTTAATCCTCAAAATATATAATGTAAACCGTTGCTTTATACGGCGGCATTGAACTACCAGCCGCAGTAGAGCCTGATATGGCGTGAGTGTGTGTT